GTTCAAAGCCAAGTTCCTGGCTGCGAATCCTGACGAGCGGAAGAAGATGATCGAGAGCTTGAGAGCTCTTGCTCAAGGCTAGGACCTCGGGACGGGTCTTAGAGGTGACCTGTGGTTGAAAGTCCCAAGTGGACGGCTTCTTGAATGTTTTAGAGGCTACCTTCACTCACAGGTCACCATTTTAATGCTTTAAGATGTACGGAATTTCACTAATTAGTTGGTTAAATAATTTAAGTAACTTAATAAGGAGAAAAAGCAAATGAGAATGTACGATGTTAGTTTCTTTTGTGAACTTGGAGAAAGCCCAAGGGTTCATTTCCTAAAACAAGCTCATGTAGTGGATGGAGCTTATCCAATAACTATACAAATAAATGCTTCGGATGAAATCTACAAGACACCTCGTATTACTATCCACATAGATCACGAATCTGACTTCATCAACTTCTGCAATTCCTTCCTTAATGAATTCAAGCGTTTCACTAACGAGGTGCCAAATGACTAACGACAATCCTCGCTGGCAGCGCTGGAAGAACATTATGAAGGCTTATCCATTCGAGGAGAAGCGCTTAGCTAAATGGTCTCCTCCTTACATTGTCCAGCCTAAGTACGATGGAGTTCGCTGTCGAGCTGTTCCAAGTTCACTTCAGCCTGGAGATTACTTGCTATTGTCAAGTGAGGAGAATGTAATCTTTAGTTGTCCTCACATTCTTAAAGAGCTAAGTCGTCTTCGTCTAAATGCCGAGCTAGATGGCGAACTCTATTGTCATGGTAAGTCGTTTGAGGAAATAGTTAGTATCACTAGTAGGACTGTAAACTTGCACGATAACCTAATGGACATACAGTTCCATGTCTTTGACATTATTAATAGAGAACCTCAGATGAGGAGAACTTTGTTAATTGAGAACTTGAAAGGTCTAAGTCCATTTATCAAAGTTGCACCATTCTGGCTTTGTGAATCATTTGATGACATAATGAGAACTTATGATGATCTGGTGGAGAAAGGCTATGAAGGTATTATAGTCCGTCACTTTGAATCACTTTATGAGCGCAAGCGTTCTACTTGGGTAATGAAGTTTAAACCAAAGAAAGAAGATCTCTATGAGATTACAGGCGCTATCGAGGAGATCTCAATCGAAGGTTCGCCCAAGAATACTCTTGGCGCTTTGGTTTGCAAGTCTGGTGATGGTCTCACTTTTAATGTGGGCACTGGGTTTACTGCTGAGCAAAGGCATAGTTTGTGGGATATTAAAGGTGTACTACCTGGTATGTTCGCTCGTGTGAAGTATCAACATATTACTAGTGGCCGCGAAGTGCCACGATTTCCTGTCTTCGTCGAAATAACTAAGAAAGGAGAATAAGATGGAAACTGAAATTTATCCAGGTGACTCCGTTCTTGTTTGGGATCCTCTAAAAGAAAAATTTAGAAAAGGAATTGTGCTAATGCGATATGGATATGTATCTACTTTCATGATGAAAGCACTTGGATGGAGTTATAAAACAGCACAATATCCAGACTGTATAGATGTACAATTTTCAGATAGGACTAGTAAAGGACACTTTACAGATGGAATCAAGAAACTAATATAGAAAGGAGAAAACTAAGATGGAAAAGCAGAAGTTTGAATTCTATGTAGCCGGAGTACAGCATCATAACTTGCACACTTACCTGGATGAAATCGAAGTTGGCTTCCCACTCAACATGGTACCTGAGCCAGAGAACACCTACGATCACAATGCTGTCAAACTTGTCTACTGCGCTGCTGATGATAGCATCGGAATGATAGGCTACGTTCCTGGCAAAATTAGCGCTGCAGTCACAGCCTTCCTCCGAGTCTGTCCAGAACCTATCTGCATCATCACCGAACTTAACAAGGAAGCTAAACCCTGGAACCAAATTAAAGTTATCATTCGTGAATATGAAGATGGAGACGCGTGGCTATGCCTAGACAATTCTATTGTGCCAAGTGTGGAATAAATCTTACTTGCACTCGTAAGGCATTAAAGAACAAAATGCTAATACTCGACCTCATTGAACCTCACGAGTGTGTGGAAGGTTATGAAGCTAACATTATGGACTCTGAAAAACCAATAGATTCCTTCACTCGTGAAATGACAGGGCGACAGGGACTACCTCGCGCTGAGGAACTAAGTTTCACCGACAGGCGCGATCCAAAGTTCCGTCGTCAAGAATCGAAACCAGTTACTTCAACAGCACCTATTAACATTCTTCATAACATAAAGGGAAACACTCCAACTCGACCTGAACATGACTTTGCAGACCTAGACGAAAGTGGTGATCCTAATGACTAAAGTATACATTGTAAACAAGTCAGCGCATGACTTTACGGAGGCAGAAAAGTATGGGGAGTTAGTCTTCATTACTGAAGGACGTTTGAATAGATTTAACGTCAATGATATGCACAGACAGGCCTCAGATGCTATGGAGAATTCTTCACATAAGGACTATATTGTTCCATGTTCACTAAATGTTCTTAATTCCATAGTCTGTGCAACATTCGCAGTGAAACATAAATGCTTGAATTTGCTGCTATTTAAACAGGGTGATTACATCGAGCGTAATATTGTCTTCGAGTAAACAAGTTAATTAAAAAATTTAACTGACTGGAGGACTTATGACTATTACAGAAAGAACACTTCGTGAATGGAGGAAGCAAGCACTTAAGGAACATAGCGATCTTGCTGGATGGGATAGTCATACAGAACTTACTTCCCATCGTCGAGAAAGTGCAGAGCGTATCCTTCGTCTAACTCAAGAACTTCTCGACCTTGCACTTCTTAAAAGGAGTAAAAGCTAATGAATGAACTATTTTATAAAGATGCACAAAATAAGGTAGTCGCACTTCAATGGAAATCAGTTAGTGATGCAACTGAGAGACAAAAGACTAACCTACTAAATGAAGTCCTATCTGGCAATTACGTAGTTATTACTATGATAGTTCCAAAATATATGGTAGAAGGAGATCCTAATGATCGAGCCTAAACCAACTTGGTCTATCATTGACAGTTCCAAGCTCGACACCTTTCAACGATGCAAGCGTAAGTTCTTCTACGAATACATCTTAGGATGGCGTCCTGACTTGCCTGCTCACGATCTGTATTTTGGAGAGTGCTGGCATAAAGCTCGTGAATACCAACTTCTCCACGGCTACGACAAGTACCTGGAAGCCTTCGAACTATTCGAGACTGAATATCGCAAGGAATTTCCTGAAGAGACTGACGAACTCTATCGACCAAAAGACCCATTTGCTGTTCTAGTTGCACTTGAAAAGTTCAACGATGAACGCTCAAGTGATCTTGTCGAGAACAAAGTCCTACTTACCGAAACCAGTGGGACTGTTCCTATTGATTCCAAAGGGCGCAAACTCCACTATCGCATGGACTCAGTTCTTCAACGCTACGATGGCAAGTACTTTTCTTGGGATCATAAGTCTAGAAAGAAAACCTTTAATCGTCAATGGAGTGAAGGCTTCCAACTTTCAATCCAGAATGGTACCTATACTCACTGCATGTACTGTATGTATCCCATTGACCAAGTCCTCGGTGTCGAGTTCTGTGGCACTGCTTTCGATTACCTAGTTCGCGGTTCAAAGAATCGACCTGCAGGTTATGCAATCGAGTTCCTTCGTGTACCTGCCTTCAAACCTCCTGACCAGATGAACAACTGGCTATGGACTGTAAACGATCTCTACTCCGAACTAGAACGCGAGATGGATCGTCTATCTTACTGCAAGGAAGACGACCAAGTCATGATGGCATTTCCTATGAACGATACTAGTTGCACCGAATACTATGGCTGTGCCTATCATGATTTCTGTATCTCATGGCAGAACCCACTCCAGCGCTGTAGTCAGCCACCTCTTGGTTTCCGAGAAGAACATTGGAATCCCAGTGAAATGCAAACTACTTACAAAAAAGACTTGGAATGGAGGTAACTATGGAAGAATATTACGAGTTAACTAAACAAGAAATAGGTAATGCAATAGTAAGATATATAGGAATATACAAAAATGATTCTCACTTCTTTCCATTTAGGATAGTAGAAGCTATTCCTAATGAATCTAAAGGAACTGTATTATATAAACTTGAGTATGTACCACGTGGAACAAAATCAAACTCTGAGGAGGCTAAACATGCCCTATGATGCTAAAACCGAACTCGACCGAGTACGTGCCTACTATGCAAATGATAAGTTGCAAAAGCGATTCTCAGCCCTTGTCACTGGCCCATCAGGAAGCGGCAAGACATTCCTTGCAAGCACTGCTCGATTCCCTGTTCACATCGACTCATGTGACCCAGGCGGTACAAAATCTGTACGCAAGTGGATCGAGTCTGGTGACATTATTGCTGACACCCAGTGGGAACGTGAAGATCCTTACGATCCCAAAGCATTTGGCGAGTGGATGAAGACCATTGATATTAGGCTACAAACTGGCTACTTCGATATGTTTGGTACTTACATGCTCGACAGCGCCAGTACCTGGGGTGACTTGGTAATGAACTACCAACTTGGCAAGGTGAGTCATGCAGGTGAGGCTCCCAAGTGGAATCGCGACTATACGCCACAAAAGACTTTAATGATCAACTATATTAAAAAACTAATGAACCTTCCCTGCGATTTCATTCTAACTGG